GGGCGTCGTAAAGCGTTAAATGATGTTGTGGATTCGGGATTTTGGGACGGTGCAAAAGTGGACGGCAACATATATGCAATTCCGACGCAAAAAGAAATTGCGATAATGCCGATGTATATGTTTAATGCCGAATTTGTAAAAGAATCGGGCTTTGATATCGCCTCGGTAAAAACGCTTGCCGATACCGAAACGTATTTGCAATATGTTAAAAAATCACAAGGGAAAAACAGTAGCTTATATTGATGGTTTAGCTGCAAGTGCAGCATCAATAATTGCTTTTGGTTGTGATGAGATTATTATTCCAACTAATGCCTATTTAATGATACACAGAGTAAGTTGTGGAATATTTGGTAATGCTGATGATTTTTTAAAACAAATAGAAGTATTAGAAAAATTAGAAGATGGAATTGCTAATACTTATGAAGAAAAAGCAGTTGAAGGAGTTACCAAAGAACAAATATTAAATCTAATGAAAGAAGAAAGTTGGTTTAATGGTCAGGAAGCGGCTAAATATTTTGATGTAAAGGTTGATGAAAAGGCTAATTTTGTGAATTATGTATCTACAAATCAAAAATTTAAAAATATTCCTAGAAATATTTTAAATAAAATTAATGATAAAAAAGCAGAATTAGAGGAAAAAGAAAGAATTAAATTGGAAAATATGAAAAAAGAAATTGAAATAGAGTTATTAACAGGAGGTATTTAATTATGAAAAAATCAGTAGAATTAAAAAAGGAATTGGAAACACTTAGAAATGAAATTACAGCATTAAAGGATAGTGGAAAGATTGAAGAAGCACATGCTAAGTTAAATAGTTTAAAAGATTTAGAAAATAGAATAAAAGAGGCAGAAACAGAGGAGGCTTTAACAGTTATGAATAAAGGTAACAAAGCACCATTAGGAACAAATGAAGAAATGGATGTTAATAGAATTTATAATAAAGTTCTATTAGGAAAATCTATAACAGAAGAAGAAAAACAATTTTTAAATGCAGCTGGAACACCAGGGCAAGTAGAAGCAACAGATGGTAAAGGTGGTTACTTAGTACCAACAGAACAATTTAATCAAATAAAAGAATTAAGAAGAAATAAAGTGGAATTAAAAGTTTTATGTAATGTTCAACCTGTTAAATCTTTAAAAGGAACTATGCCTATTGAAAAAGATGGAACAGGTGAATTAATAGCTTTTGAAGAGTTAAATGAAATAAATAAATCAGATATTGATTTTGCACAAGTTGCATATAATGTTGCAGATTATGGAGATATTATCCCTATATCAAATACTTTACTTGCAGATGAAACTGCTAATTTAACTGATTATATTGGAAAAAGATTTACTAAAAAAGCTATAAACACAGAAAACAAAAAGATAGTTGCAATATTAAAAACATTAACTCCAAAACCAGCAGCAGATTATACTGTTATTAATACAGCATTAAATGTTGATTTAGACCCAGAAATATCTGCTAATGCAATAATTATAACTAACCAAACAGGGTTTAATTTCTTAGATAACTTAACAGATAAACAAGGTAGACCTTTATTAGATGTAAATTTACAAGATACAACACAAAAAATCTTTAAAGGTAGAAAAATAGTAGTTTTAAAAGATAATTTATTACCAATGAATACTACAAAAGCACCTGTGTTTGTTGGAGATTTAAGTGAATTTATAACATTCTTTGACAGAGAAGGGTTAGAACTTGCATTATCAGCTGAAGCAGGATTTACTAAAAATGCTACATATATCAGAGCAATAGAAAGATTTGATATTAAAAAAGTAGATGCTGATGCTATGGTTTATCTTGAGTTAGCAACAAAATAATAGGTGATTGATATGGCAGATATTTTAACTTTGGAAGAAGCTAAAAACTATCTAAGAATTGATTACAATGAAGATGATACATTGTTGCAATCTTTAATGATTGCAGCAATAGATTATCTTAGAGATGCAATAAATGACTTTGATAAAAAAGCAACAAAAGAAAAGTTTATTAAAAGGTCTAAAATTCTAGCTTGTGTACTTGTGCAAGATTGGTATGATAATAGAGAGCAAAAGGAAAGTAAAGACCTTAGTTATACAGCTAGAAGTTTATTAACTCAATTGCAAGTTGGTGATAACTTTGAATGATATAACTAAGAGATTAAGACATCTTATTGATGTCTATCATATGATAGACACAGTTAATGAACTTGGAGAAAATGAGAAAAAGCCAGAGTTATTAAAAAAAGCATACTGTGAAATAGTTCCTTTAAATTCTAGTGTAAAAAATGGAGAAGCTGGAACAGAAGAAAATCAACATCAATTTAAATTCATATTTAGAGTAAAATCAGTTCCTGGAATAAAAAAGGACTGGTTTTTTATTTATGAGGGATTGAAGTATGAAGTTATTTATTTTAACAGAGATTTTAAAGATAATCAGTTCATAGAAGTTTTTTGTGTAAGAAAAGAGGAGTAAAATGGGAGTTTTTTCAACAAATGATTTAGAAGATCTTGAAAAAGAAGTATTAAGACTTGCTAAAAAATACCCAAAAGAAGCTAAAAAATTCTTACAAAAACAAGGAAATAAGTTAAAAGCTAAGGCTAAAAAGAAAGCAAAATCTAAGGTAAAAGTAAAAAAAGGTAACTATTTGAAAGGTTTTAAAAGAGGGAAAGTTTATAAATATAAAGGTGAAGAAGATACAGTTAGAGTTTATAACTCAATGCCTCATGCTCATTTAATAGAGAATGGGCATATCATAAAAGATAAAACTGGTAAAGAACATGGTTTTAAAAAAGGAGAGCATATTTTAGAAGATTCACAGAGAGAGTTTCAAGATGAATTTTTACAAGCAGCAGATGGTTTTATAGATGAAGTTATTAAAAATGGAGGTTTCTAATGATTAAATTAAGTCAGATACTAAAAGCTGTTAATGTAAAACTTAAAGAAACATTTCCTAAAATAGAAATTGATAGTAAAGACTTAGGAGAAAAGTTTAATAGACCTAGTTTTAGAACTGAATTAGATGGTCTTAAAACAAGTGCTTTTATGACTACTTTTAAGGAAAGAAACTTTACAATCAGAATTTATTTTTTTACTACTTTACCTGGTAAAGGAAGAGAAGAAAGATTAAAAATATCTGATGAAATTGAAAATGCTTTCTTAGGTACATTGTGGGTAAATGAAACTTTTGCTATTCCTGTTGATGAAATAGAGTTTGAAGAAACTGAAGATGGAGTATTAATAGCAAGTTTTGATAGTTTAAGTATGGAAGAGATAGAAAATGATATAGATGGCGAAATGATGGAAGAATTAGAGTATCGTTTTGATAAGAAATAGGAGGTTAATATATGGGATTACCTAAAATAGAAATTATTTTTAAGCAATTAGCAGTTACAGCTGTTAAAAGAAGTCAATTAGGTATAGTTGGATTAATAGTAAAAGAGTCTACTAAACAATGGGATAGAAAGGTATACAAAGATATTACTGATATAAAAAGTGATGATTATTCTGCTGAAGTATTACCATTGATTAAAGATAGCTTTGAATACACTCCAAATAAAGTGGTTGTATTCAATGTTAAAGATGGAACATTATCTGACACATTAAAAAAAGTTGCACAAGAAAGAATTAACTGGCTAGGGTTAGCTTATGATGGGAAAGATGGAGATACTGCAACTCTTGTTTCTTGGATAAAGTCAGTAAGAAAAGCAGGTAAAACTTATAAAGCTGTTGTATTTAAAGCTACTAAGCCAGATAACAAAGGCATAGTAAACTTAATGAATGACAAGGTTACATTTGTAGATAATAGAGGAGAAGTTGAAGGTTGGCAATATATACCAACAATCTTAGGAATGTTAGCAGGGTTGCCAATGACTAGATCTGCTACTAGCTTTTTATGTGGGAATTTAAAGGAAGTTTCTATATTTGATGAAATAGATGATGTTATTGATAAAGGTGGTTTCTGTTTGTATAAAGATGAAGGAGATATAAGAGTAGCAAGAGCATGTACATCTTTAGAAGAAATTACACAAGATGAAACTGAAGATATGAAAGACATTATCATAATTGAATCTATGGACTTAATGAGAGATGATATTTACTCAACATTCAAGAAATGGATAGGAAAATACAAAAATAAATATGATAATCAAGTTTTATTCTTTACTGCAATTAATGCTTATTTCAAAGAATTAGAAAAAGAGGATATTTTGGATAAAGAATATGATAACTATTCAGAAGTTGATGTTGAAGCACAAAGATTAGCTTGGCTTGGAGTAGGTAAAAAAGAAGTGGAAGAATGGGATGATGAAAAAGTTAAAAAGACTGCATTTAAGAAAAAAGTATTTATGAAAGCTAAAATTAAGATATTAAATGCTGTTGAGGACTTTAAGTTTACAATTAATATGTTCTAAAAGGAGGACAGGTAGATGGCTAATAAAATGGATAAAAATAAAATTTTAAGAGGTTCATTTGGGGCTGTATGGCTAGATGGAGAAGAATTAGGTTCTGTAAAATCTTTTGAGGCTAAGGTTACATTAGAATATGAAGATGTAGATATTATGGGAGAACTAGGAAAGTCAAAAAGATATATGGGCTTTACTGGTGAGGGAACTATGACATTACATAAGATAGACTCTACTATTGGAAAGTTACTGGCTGATGGTATAAGAAATGGTAATATGCCAGATTTTAAAATAGTTGCAAAACTAGATGACCCAACAGCTTATGGGGCAGAAAGAGTTGAATTAACAGGTGTTACAATTAGTGAATTAATGGCATTAAAATTTGAAAATAAAGCATTAAGAGAGGAAGAAGTTCCTTTTAGTTTTTCACATTTTAGATATATAGATATGATATAAGGAGGATATAAAAATGGCTAAAAATATAACTTTGGAAATATTAATTGCAAAAAAACAACAATCAGAAAATGATAAAATGAAGGGAGAATAAAAATGTCAAAATATGTATTTGGAATTGATTTGGGAACGACTTATTCCTGTATAGCCCGTGTGGATGATACAGCAAGGGTTGAAGTAATTAAAAATAATGATGGAGATAATATAACGCCGTCTGTAGTTGAATTTGACGGAGATAACGTGATTGTTGGGGCAGATGCAAAATCTGAGGCAGTTTTAAATCCCGAAAATACAGTAATGGTTGTAAAAACGCTTATGGGAAAGACAGATTTTGCAATTAA